ATGAGAATAGCACTGAGGACATGAACAAGTTTATCCAACGTATTGATGAGCTTAAAGAGGAGTTCCAAGCATCTATGGTTATTGTGCATCATACAGGTCATGGTTCTAATGGTAGAGCTAGAGGAAGCTCTGTATTACCAGCAGCTTTAGATTATGAATTTAAGGTTGAAAGAGATAAAAACAGTGATGATAAGGCAATGCTTGTTACTCTAAAGCAAACATTAGTTAAAGATGGAACACCAATAGATGAGCTATATTTCCAATTTAAAGAATTAATGTTGCTTGGCTATGATGGTGTTACTTCAGGCGTACTGGCATTGACTGACGAATCGCCTAGAAAGATAGGTTTTACAAAAGCAAGAGAAGAAACTATTAAAGCTATAGAGAAGATACAAAAAGAGAAAGCACCAAATGACCCAGTTAGTCATTGGGTAAAAGCTATTAACATACAAAATGAATTAGAATTGCATCCAAGCACATTGAAATCAAGATTGACAGATTTGAAAGATAATGACCTAGTTCATTACGATAAAAAATTAGGATATCAATCTAAAAACTTAGATAAGGAGATATTTCAAAACAATGACAACTATTAATATGGTTTGGTTTTGGTTTGGTTTTGGTTTGGTTTTGGTTTGGTTTTTTAGCAAAATCAACAAAAAGTTGGTTGGTTTGGTTTGTATTTCTAATACAACCAACCCAAACCACTATGAGATTCGAGTATTATGACCAAACCAGTTAAAACATATTTAGAAGAAACTTTAGAACAAAAGTTAAAAGAATTAAGAACTTATGAAGTTGATACTCGTATTAAGTGGGGTAATAGAAAACGAATCTTTAAGATGGTTGGTGTTCAGTTTGAGATTAAGTTTTGTAGAGCAGAGCAGATGCTAAAGGATTCTTTATTCTCTGACCCTGTAAAAAAGAAACTACAAATGGTTGAAATGATGTTAAGAGCTTATGAGCAATTAAATATTAAATGTGAGGAAAGTGGTTATATACAAATACAGCCAAATGCTAAGTGTTTTAATTTTGATAACAAAACAGCACTGGTTTGTGATACTGATTCTGAAAAACCTGTATTGGAGAAAATACACAAAGATGAGAAAGACATAATGATATTTAGTATTGAAGAATTATTTAGATGTATTCCTAGTGATTTTATAAGAGCAAAAGAGCTACTGAGTAAATTAGATAAATCAGTAAATATACAGAGAGTTGATTATGTCTAACTGGCATGGTGGTAAAGGGTCAAAACGTAGACCTGAAGATAAGAAAAAGATTGATGATAATTGGGATAAGATATTTAAGAAGAAGAAGAAGGATGCCAATAAAACTAAAACAAAAAAAAGAGGAGGTGTATTTAAATGGGATTATAATTCTTTGCAAAATTTAGCTATGTCATACAATTCTTTAAAAAAATTTAGAGAAGAACAAAAGGGTGCATATTTATCCTCAATAAGACAGGGTTATAGAGAGGTAATAACAAGACATATGACTCGCAAAATTAAACCAAAGGGATACTGGAATAAGAAAAGATGTGCAATCGAAGCAAAAAAATATCAAAATAGAACTGACTTTATGCGAAAAAGCGGTTCAGCATATAATATAAGTCTCAATAATAATTGGATAGATGATATATGTACTCATATGGGAAGTCCTGCTGATGGTTATCATCATTGTGTTTATGCAATAGTTAATAAAAGAAAAAAAATGGTTTATGTTGGAATAACTAGACAGCTTTTTAATAACAGGATGGGACAACATAAATCTAAAAACAATGATTCAAACTCAAAAAAAATTATTAAATTTATTGATACTGAATATATTAAACTTACAGATTATTTATATGAAAAAAAGGATGTTAAGTTTGTCGAAACAAAATGGGTAAAATTTTATCAAAATAAAAATTACAAAGTATTAAATTCTATGAAAAATTTAGGATGTACAGGAACTAACCAAAGAATACATACAGATGAAATTATTTTTAGAGAAGCAAAAAAATATACTAGAAGAGTAGATTTTAAAAGTTATAGTCCAAATATATATAATGCTGCTTGCGAACAAAGATTGCTACAAAAAGCATGTTCACATATGCGGGGTATCGCAAAAAAAAATACATGGACAAAAAGTGGATGTATAAATTTTGCTAAAAAATGTAATACAAAAAAAGAATTTAGGAGCAAGGCAGGAGCATACGGTGCTGCAAAAAAAAATAAATGGTTTCAAGAAATTAGTACAATTATAGAAAATAACAATGAGCAAATTTTATAACGAAGATTTACCTTATGGAGAAGCTGGAGAAAAGTTTGTGCTGAATATTGTTAATAGAAAACATCCAATGGCATACAAGATGGAAGGTTATTTTATTGAGTATGACATTATGATTCCTGAGATAGATAAAACAGTAGAGGTAAAAAGAGATAAGCATACTGATAGGACAGGTAATGCTTTTATAGAAACTTACTGTAATAAGATTGAATCAGGCATCAATGCAAGCACAGCAGACTACTGGGCATATCTAACCAAGACTATGCTGTATTGGATTAAGTCAAATGATTTAAAGATATGTATATTAGAAAATAATATACCTGAAGGTAAGAACTACATGATTGATGGAAAGATAATTGATGCTTACCTAATACCTATAGATATATTTAAAAACTATTGTATGAGAATAGATACATTAACTAAGGAGCAACTATGCCAATTAAACTAAAACAAAGTGCCAAGATAAGAGATAGAGCTACTGGCAAGACAACAACAGAACACTACTACTTAAAGAGTATGACACTTCAGGAACTAAATGATTACATCGAATCATCAAGTGCTAAGAAGAAAGTTATACAGAAATGTAAGAATGAAATAATAAGGAGAGAGAAATGAATGACCCAGTAAACCATCCACCACATTACAACAATGGTGGTATTGAATGTATTGACTACATCAAACAACAATTAGGCAAAGAGTTCCCTGCTTATCTTGAGGGTAATGCAATTAAATACTTGCATCGCCACAAATACAAAGATGCCAATATACAAGACTTAAAGAAGTCTGTTTGGTATATTAATAAGTTAATAGAACATTACGAGAACTTATGAAGATAGATAAACAAAAATTAGAACAGAAGATTAAGGAAGGTAAATCATCACATGATATTGCTATGACTTATGATGTGCATCCATCTACTATCAGAAGGAAAGCTAAAGCATTAGGACTTAAGTTTCAAACACAATCGCATTGGAGAAAGGGATGAGGGTATCTGTTAAAGATAATATAAAAGATGTAACCAAGTGGACAACTAATGTGCAAAAAAAACAAGTACCATTTGCAACTGCTATGGCTATCAACAAGACTTTGGGTATTGGTAAAGGTAATCGCATGAAAGGTTTAGATAGAGAGATGCAGAAACAAATGATACAGAAACTTGATAGACCAATGGCAAGAACAACTAAGGCATTTTATAGAATAGGTGCAAGGAAAACTAATCTTACTGGTACTCTAGGTTTTACTGAATGGGCAAACAAGTTCATGCAGTATCTAGTGCATGGTGGTGTTAGGTCAGGCGAATCATCTAAGGTTGGTGTGCCTTATATTCCTAATGCTAAGTTAAATAAATTTGGTAACATCGCTGGAAGAAAGAGTGGTTTGATTAAGAAGCAAACGCAATTTATTGGAAACATAAAAGGGATTGATGGTGTTTGGGAAAGACAAAAGGATAGGTCAGCAAAGCTGATGGTAGCATTTAAAAACAGTGTAACTTATACCGCTATGTTTCCCTTCTACAAGATAGCTGAGAAGTATAGCAAGGCTAGGTTTGATAAGAACTTTGCTGAAGAATTCACTAAAGCACTAAGGAACGCCAAATGATAGAACAAGAATGCAGTAATTGTAATGAAAAAAAATTAGCCACAAAAGAAAACTTCTATATTTATAAAGACACACAAAAATTAAGACCTATGTGCAAAACATGCACAAAAAAAAGAACAGCAGCGTATAAGAAAAATAAAAGGATAATGGGTATACCTTATTACACTGATAAACAAAATGCTAAAAGAAGATATAAGCGTTTGCAGAAAAAAGCAAACGCACTACAAATTTCATTAGAACAATTTATAAACATAGAGGCTGAAAGAAAACTAATTATTAAATCAAAAAAACATTTAAGTGAATTAAAAATTAAATTAAATAAAAACAGAATAAAGAAAAATAGTTTGTATTATAAAAATTTTTATAAAATAAATGAAATTGAATGGAAATTACTAACCAAAGACAATCCAAAAGAAAAAACTTTAATCCATAGAATAAAGTATAAATATGATGCATCTTTTGTTCTTAAAGCTAGATTAAAAAATCAAATAACCAAGAAATCAAAAAAATATCCCAACATTGACATACAGTTAAGAACATACATAAAAAATAATTCAAAGAATAATATGTATGAAAATCTTTTAGGTTATACAACAAACGACCTAAAGAAACATTTAGAAAGCAAATTTAAAAATGGAATGAACTGGGTTGAATTCAACAAGGGCAATATTCATATAGACCATATAAAACCACAATCTATGTTTAATTTACAAAATATTAATGAGATAAAAGAATGCTGGTCTTTAAAAAACCTGCAACCATTATGGGCAGAAGACAATCTTATAAAATCAAATAATTATAATAAAGATGTTAGTCCATTAAATTTGGGTCCTGTCTCAAC